GTTGGGGTTATCGATATCGAGTTCGCATGTTAGCGGACTATTCAAATAAAGATACTGTAGAAGATAATGATGTTTTTGTAGCACAGGCTTTAATTCCTCTTACTGCAGGAACAGGTGCTGCTGAGAGATCAGAGAGTATAAATTTATCTCAAGGTGATATGGTTTTAGGAATATTTTTAGGACCTGATAGAACAGCACCTTTTATACTTCATGCCTTTACTAGAGGAACAGAAGTAGAGGATGATGGTAGTAAATTTGGTATTGAATCTGGATTTACCGAAAAAGTAAAACCTGGTTTATTAGAGGGTCAAGAGTCATCTCAAACCGCAAGTGCAACTTATCCTGAATTGAAGGAAAATGCAAATAAAGGAAATGGAAAAGGAAAAAGTGCCCCTGTTGGTCAATTAGGAAAATTAGAAGGTGGACTAGACGAAGAAAATGCTGTTGGTGCATTTGGTAAATTATCAGGAAATACAGGTTCATCTGGTTTAACACTGCAGGAATTGAGGCAAAGAACTGCTGAACGAAATCAAACGGAGGGTAATAGAGTGGGCGATACAGTAGATATATCAGCAGAACTTGATTTTGAGGCTGAAATAGATCGGGCAAGAGCAGGAGATCGAAGTGGTCTCGATGATGCTCTTGAATTATATTAATAAATATATGAATAGGAGAATAATCTTATAAAATGGCAACAAAAGAAAACGAAGTACTACCAATTAGCGTAATCGCTGCAGCACCACAAGAGGTGTTGGATGAATTTCGTAAAGAGACTTTTACTGAATTGATTCAAACAAATCCAGAGGGATGGTCTGGAGAAATTTTTGATATTAAAAAAAATCATCCAGAATTATCTACGGTACAAGCATTCTCTCAGGAGACGATTGATTCCTTTGATTCAGATACTTATCAAACTTTCGTAGGAAAAAATAATTACTTTGAAAAAACAAAAGGACCAAGTTTAGGTCCATTATCGGCAACGACAGGAGTAGTTGTTAACACTGCTGATAAATCATTAAAAAGTTTTGCGGTCACTGCCGAAACAAGTTTAACTAACTTTTTATCTACAGCAACTAAATTAGATAATGCTCTCTTTGATTTACCTGGTGAAATTAAAAGTACAGCAGCTTTAATTGCAGGTGGAGCACAATCATTTGTAGGTCAAATTGGTAATTCATTGTCTGATGCGTTGATTGGTGGTGTCAAAACTGGATTAAGTACTATCGCTACAACTATATTCAGTTCTATTCCACAATATAATATCGCTCTTCGAGTTGTGAAAAAAGCACAGGGTGCCTTGCTTGGTCCTGTCTCAAAGGTATTTAAGGGTATGAACTGTCTTGCATCAAAGGTTAGTGGTGCTTTACAAGGTGCACTTGAAGATATGTTGACTGCTTTTGTTAAAAATGCACTGAATGCTCCTGCTTGTGCGATACAACAATTTATTGGTTCTGTATTAACTAAAGTTAATTCTTTAATTGACGGTATTGTTTCACCTTTGACTGCTGGTATTGGTAAAGTTTTAGGACCATTATTCAAAGTTAGAGACATTTTAGGTGCTGGTATTAATTTAGCAGACAAAATTGGTGATTTCTTTAATTGTAGTCCAGAAAAAGTTGTTAAAAAACAAAACAGTACAAACACTTGGAAAGTGGATGGTTCGGGACAAAAATCAAAGAGTACAAGTGAAAAACAAAATATTTTAGATAAAGCAACTGCTGGTGCCAATGCTGCGGCTAAAAGGATCGAGAAATTTGGTTCTGGTAGTTTAGTCAAGGAAAAACTAACAAAATTTGAAGAAGAATATGGTCAGTGGACGATTTTTGGTTCAAAGGTAAGTGATGCATCAGATCAGAATATAGGAACTGATTGTTACACTGGAAATGTATTTAAATGTGGTGCCCCAACTGCTGAAATATTTGGTGGTGATGGTATTGGTGGTGCAGGAAAAGTTCTTTTCGGCAATTTTATTAATAAACTCGATCCAGATGACTTGTATGGTGAAATAAAAAGAACAGCAAGTATCATTGGATTTGAAGTCACTGATCCTGGTTCTGGATATACTGAAGAACCAGATATTGCTTTTAATGATAATTGTAATCAGGGTTATGGTGCTTTTGGAAAAGTAATCATTGACAGAAATGTAAACTCACCAACATATGGACAAATAACAAATGTAATTATAACAAGTGAAGGTGAGAATTATCCAATTGATCTACCAGGAGAGGTGGGTAATGTATTTCTTAAAGAAATCATAGTTGAAGATGGTGGCACTGGATATGAAGACGCATTTATTGAAGATGATTGTATGAATTTACAAACAGTTGATGGTAAAATTACAGGAGTTGAAATAACCTGTCAAAAACCATACAATTCAATACCAAATATAATCATAGTTAATGAGGGTATTGGTGCTGTTCTTCGTCCAATTATGTCGTCAACACCAACTAAGTTGGATCAACCAGTTCTACAATCTGTTGATTGTGTGGGTGCATATCCAAAACCAGGAGAATATTAATATGGATAAACAAAATCATCAGACAAAAAACTTTGGTTCTCAGTTTTTCATAGAGTCTGGATCGGATGAGATGACCTATGCAGGTCGAACAGTATCCCTTATGGCTAGTGTTACGAAGGATAAAATAAAAAATAACATGTCTTTCCATGAAACTGGATTGGCAAGATATCATACTGAAAAAGACTACCAGATAGAAGCTGGTGTAAAGTGTAAAGATACTGATAATGCTATGAGAACACTAGTTCATCATGGTAATTATTGTGTAAACGCTGATAGGGGAGAAATGAGATTATCAGCAAGGAATATAATTATTGAAGCTTCAAATGAATTAATTCTTCAAGCAGAAAAGATACGGATTGGTTATGAGGAGAGGGGTGCAACTAATGAAATTAATTTACATGCGACTAAGGTTGAAGTTACGACCAAAGGAGGCAATATAGGAGATCTTCTTAAGACTAGTAGTTTATTTTCTTCTTTCTCTGGAAGTTTTGTTTCTGGTAGTAGTTTAGCATCTGCTGCAGCAGGAATGTATGGCGGACCAGTTGCGGGTGCTATCGCCAAAAAGTTTTTCTAGTAGGTATTTAAATGACTCAACCATATGATACTACGAACGTCAATGATGGAGATTCGATATTTGAAGATGCCTATATCTATGGAAAACTTTATTATAATTTTGATTTAGATGATGTAACGTTTAGAAATATACATATAAAAGAAAATTTATTTGTTGGTGGAATATCAACTTTCGTTGGTGTAGCGACATTTAAAGATGATATTTTTGTTGATGGAAGATTAAATATAGATTTTCTAACCGTAAGAAAAGATTTCGAGGTTGGAATTGGTGGAACTGTTTTTTCTGCGGATACTACCAGTACAAATGTTGGTATTGGAACGACAGCACCAATACAAAAGTTTCAAGTTGGTATTGATACTGGTACTTTTGTTGTTAATTCTTATGGAGTAGTTGGTATTGGAACTACAAATCCTGGTATTGGAACTTATTATGATGATAGTAACGGTGCCAATCAAAGAAATGATAATACGCAAGGACCGTTAAAACTTGATGCAGATGGTAGTGTTGCGATTAGAAGAAATATTTACGACTCAGTAGGTGCACCTGGTGCGAATGGAATGTTCCTTAAAAGGAATGAATTTGGTATAAGATGGACAGCGATCACACCAAGTGAAGATCAAACAGGTATTTTAATACAGGATGAAGGTCAGGAGATTCCACTTACGGGTGTCGCTCAAACTTTCCATACTGTAAATTTTTCTCAAAGAAATAGTTTAGGAATTGGTACGGATACCCTAGTTCCCACAGCACAAAATCCAACAGTTGGAACTGGTATAGCGACAATATTTACGAATGATCTGTGGGGATATACTGGTGTTGGAAATAATGCTTCTATCTTTAGAATGACAAATGTTGGAATTCAAAAGAATAATCCAGGATCTGTTTTAGATGTAGGTGGAACTTTAAATGTAGACGGTGCTACAACACTCAATGATACATTAGATGTAGATGGTGCTACGACACTTAATAATACTTTAGATGTGGATGGAAATACTACATTTAACAGTGGATTGGATGCATCTAGCACTACAAACGCCTCAGTTCAAATTGATGGTGGTGTTGGTATTGTTAAAAAACTAATTGTCGGAGATCAAACAAGATTAGAATCAACTATAAATTCAACTGACAAGGATACAGGAGCATTAATAGTTGAAGGTGGCGTAGGTATAGAAAAGAGATTAAATGTTGGTGCTGCTGTTGACTTCAAGAGCACTTTAAATGTAGATGGAAATGTAACTTTTAACGCTGAGTTAGATGTAGATGGTGCTACGACACTTAATAATACTTTAGATGTAGATGGTGCTACGACACTTAATAATACTTTAGATGTGGATGGAAATACCACATTCAATAGTACGTTAGATGCATCAAGCACTACAAACGCCTCAGTTCAAATTGATGGTGGTGTTGGTATTGTCAAGAAGTTAATCGTTGGTGGTGATACTAAAATTGAATCAACAACAGACAGCACAAACAAAGATAGTGGTGCTCTTATAGTTGAAGGTGGAGTTGGTATTGAGAAGAAAGTTAATATTGGTGGACAAACAAAAATAGAAGATGCTACATCTTCAGTTGGTAAAGATAGTGGTGCTCTTATAGTTGAAGGTGGAGTTGGTATTGAAGAAAATTTGAATGTTGGTAATAATACTAAATTAATCGGAACTCTAGAGTTAGAAAATTCAATTATTGATAAGTTGAATAGTGTTGGTTTTGATGTAAGTAAAAGTAAAAATGATTATAGACTATCATCAGTAGGGTCAGGTGTATCTTGGAGACCATCTGGTGTCGATACTGAAAATGCAGTTTGGGTAACTGTTGATGGTGATGATACTAACAGTGGATTCTTGGAAGGAGACGCAAAAAGAACTGTTGGTGGTGCTGCGGCTGTTGCGAAAGCAGGAGATACAATTATAATTCGATCAGGAACTTATGTTGAGAACAACCCAATCGGATTAAGAACTGATGTTTCTGTATCTGGAGAAGATTTAAGATTAGTTACCATTGTTCCACAAAATAGAACTAAAGATGTTTTTCATGTAAGAAGAGGATGTCTAATACAAAATCTCAATTTTTCTGGTTTGAATAATGATGGAAAAGGTGGAGTTTCATATGCTCATACAGATTGTGGTGCTGTTGCTTTCCCACCAACACAAACAGCAGTAAATGCAGGCACAGATTTTCAGGCAGTATCTGGTTTTACACAAGTAGGACCTGCGAATGAAGGACCAAGTGGAAGATGGAGATCGCCATATATACGTAACTGTACTAATTTCATGACCAAGAGTATTGGTATGAAAATTAATGGAGATTTTGCGGACGCTAATTATACAGGAACAACTAATCTTGGACAGGATTTAAAATCCATGGTGTGTGATTCTTTCACACAATACAATGAAAATGGAATTGGAGTGTCACTATCAAATAATGCTTATGCTCAGTTAGTTTCGATATTCACAATTGCCACTGATGTTGGAATATCTTGTGTGACAGGAGGACAATGTGATTTAACAAACTCAAACTCCTCATTTGGTAACGTTGGTTTGAAAGCAGATGGTATCGGAAGAACTGAATTTACAGGAAAAGTATTTACAAATGTCACTGCTGAAAATGATACTTTCCCAATCAATGATTGTAAGGATTCTATAGGAGCTTTTCGAAAACCTTTTGATGGTCAAGGTTTATTCTTTAAAATAAATTTAGCAGATTATGATGACACCACTGCCATAGGAGTTTTAAATGAACCGATGCAGTTGATAAGATCAATCAAAGTTATTAATGGTGGATTGCCAGGTGATTATAATCCAGCAGCACCTCCAATTGTTACAATCCCAATTCCATTAGGACCAGAGGCAATTAGACCAGAATTCTCTGCTAACGTAAGTGCAGCAGGGACAATAACTTCTATTGATGTTATCTCAAGTGGAAGAAATTTCTTACCAAATCAATCATTCACAGCTAATCTCACTGGCACAGGAAGTGCTCAATTACAAGTTGATACTGATCCAATATTATTCACAGTTAATGTTGCCACAGAACCAACCATTACAGGATTAACAACAGTAACATTCAATGAGTTTGTGCCATACAAAGTCAACGCTGGAGTTGATATTGAACTTCGTAGAATTAGTCGAATCATCACAAGTTCTCATTCCTTTGAATATATTGGTGCTGGTACGGATATAAATAAAGCGAACCCCTTCCAAGGTGGAGTTCCTATACCAGCGAATGAAGTTATTGCGATAAACGGAGGGCAAGTTCCATTTACCAGCACCGATCAAAAAGGTAACTTTAAAATTGGTCAGGGTTTAATTGTTGATCAAACAACTTCAACAATTTCTGGTAGAGATTTCAACAGAGCAATCCAAGCACAGTTAACACCATTAATATTAGCATTGAGATAATATGGCAATAGCACCAGTCAATAAGTTTATATCACTTGCAGTTCCTGTATCACCAGGACTGCAGAAATTGTATGAAGTTCCTACTGGTGCCTCTGCGTTAATTTTGTACGCTCAAGTAGCAAATGTTGGAATTAATACATATCCTAAAACCACTTTTATTCAAAGAAGAGAATCGAGAAGCACTAGATTAACAAGAGATATTAGAGTTATAAAAGATGTTGAAATACCACCAAATGATGCAGTTGTCTTAGTTGATGGTAGATTAGTTTTAGAAAAAACACCAACAACGTTGGATCGTATTTTTATATCTGGTGAACAGAGTGGAGTTAGTACAATAACTGATGTTGTTTATTGTGAACCCTTAGGAGTTGCGACTGTAATGACAATAGGAGATCATGGTTTTGCTTCTGGTGATCAAATTACAATGGGTGGTATCGCATTTACATGTTCAAATAATAATTCAGGTATTACAACTACAATTTTCCCAGATCCTCAGGCATCATATACAGTTATTGACGTTAATAATATAAAATCTTTTGTTGTAGAAGTTGGAACTTCGAATGGTATTAACCATTTCTACAATCCAGCAATTCATACATTTGTCAGAGCAGGAGTAAATTCAATCACAAGAACATCCACAGGAGCGAAATATACTGCTACTGCTGGATCTTACGATGCTAAAACTGGTGTTTTAGGTTTAACAATCGCAAATCATGGAATGTTAAGTGGAGGCACTTCAAAGAATGTAACTGGTGCAATTTATGATGCCAAATCTGGTATCATGACAGTCACGTCTGCTACTCATGGACTTAGTTCTAATTCAATCATCAAATTTGTCGATAATTCATTATCATTTACATGTACTATGGATGGAAATACAGCGACTAAAACATATCCAAGAACAACAGATCCTGTGAGTGGTGTTTTTAAACCTGTCACAATTATTGATCCAAATACTTTTAAAGTGGATGTTGGTAAGAGTCCACTTGTCACATTTACTCCAACTGCGGTAGATTTTGACACAGCTTCTGGAATTATGACATGCAATATTGGTGCGAATACATTAAGTACAGGAACAAATGTTAAGTTGGCTAATGGTAGTCTCACATTTACAACGGGTGGTGGAACTGTAACATATCCACAACCTGCAAACACAGGAGCGTATGACACTGCGATTGGTATTACTTCAAATACAACTACGACAATCACATTAAATGTTGGATCAGCAGGTGCGAGTGGAATATATACGTTTACATCAGCAACAAGTGGTGCGGTCATCAGTGGTGGTGATTACGTCCATACATTTGTAAGTGCTACATCTGGAGCTTTGTTGATCGCTAACGAGTCTATAGGAATCGCAACAAATTCAGTTATATTCACCTGCAGTCAAGATGGAAACAACTCTGAGCATGGATACCCAAGAGTTGGTGATCCAGCACATAATGTTAATTTGCCTATTATTGAAGGTACAACTAACACAATTAATGTTAATGTGGGAATTTCAACACAGGGTGGATTGGTCGCTCCACTACAAATGGAATTTCTAGCGAGTATCCTAGAGAATAGTAATGCCTAAGTATTTAAGCGGGAGAGCAAAAAGAACTCCTCAAAACCGTTTAACAGACGATAGATATCAATATCTTGGGTTAGATCAAGCAGAACCTAATATTGGTGATCCACCCACTGCTACAGGAACTCCCAATATTCCACCTGGACAGCAATATCAATTAATATCTGTTTTATCAAATCCTGGTGAAAGATATTGGATTCCAATTGGTGGTGGTATCATACCTGGCTCACTATCTGTTTTTGATGAAGGATCATTAGTAGGAACACTCAGCAGTATCACGCAAATGAACTTTGTGGGAATCGCCATAACTGCTAATGCTGTTAATTTAGGTGTTGCTGCAACCATAACAGTAACACCACCAGGAGATAATGGAAGTGTTTTATTTAAAGATAATATATTTGACCCAAATGCTAACGCTGGTGTTGGAACATATCGAGATGATTTTTCAACATCATCAGATTTAGTATTTAATAGCACTGTTGGTATTTTAACTGTCGGAAAGGGATTAGAAGTTGGTGATACTGGATTAAAGGTTGGAGTTGGAGGAACATTCTTAACTGTCTCTGCTAACACAGGATTAGTTGGTATAGCAACTACTAATCCAACAAGAGAATTGGATGTAAATGGTAATATTCGATTAAGAAAAACAATATATGATTCTACTAATGATCCTGGTTCTCAAGGAAATCTTTTAGCAAAAGGCACAACAGGAGTTGAATGGATTAGTAACAATGCTGTACAAACTGGTGCGGGTGGAACAATATATGATGTTCAATACCATAATACTGCTGGATTGGTAGATGGTGCACCAAACTTTGTTTTTCGTTCTGATACTTCGCGTGTTGGTATCGGAAGCACTCAACCTAGAGTGTTACTTGATGTTCTTGGAATATCCTCTTTCAGGGGTGGAATATTTATTAATGGTCTAACTGTCACTGGTGTTTCAACTTTTGTAAATCAAATTAAAGCAGATGGTGGTATTGCTGCTAATACTGCGAGAGTTGAAGATTTAACACAAACCCGTGTTGTCTTTGCTGGAGTATCAGGAGAGTTGATTGATGATTCTAATTTTACATATACAACTGCAACTGATACTTTAAATATTCTGAATTTATCTGGCACAGGACAAGCAGATATTCAAACATTAAAGACAGTTGGTATCACAACTTTAATGAATATTAAGGTAGATACAAATACAATTACAACTAATTCTGGTGCTTTAGTATTAAATGCTGCGAGTGGAGCAGTTCAATCAAACGCAGATATATTTTTAAATTCAACTACTCAATCAGTTAGTAAAGACACTGGGTCACTCACAGTTGATGGTGGTGTAGGTATTGAGAAAAATTTAAATGTCGGACAAAATATAAGTGTTACTGGTATTACGACTTTGGCATCATCTGGTGGAATTACTACCACAGGTGGTGATTTGTATGTGGGACGAGATCTTTACATTAAAAGAAATTTTGTAATCGATCAAGTCGATTTTAATAATTTAAATGTTTCTGGTATCGCAACTTTCAGAGGTGATGTTGAATTTTGGACAAACACAGGTGCTGCTAAATCATCTTATTGGAGTAACACAGATAACTCTCTTAATTTTGTAAGTGGAACAAGAGCAAAGTTTGGATCAAGTGGTAATTTACAAATTTATCATAATGGATATACGAACGAAAGTTATATTCAACAGACTGGATCTTCTAATTTCTTTGTAAATGCCAGCAAAACTTTATTTTTAAATTCAACAAATGGAAACAGTTGGTTCCGTGGTATTCGAAGTGGTGCTGTAGAATTATATTATAATTCTTCACCAACTAATAGAAGACTTATGACATCTGGTATCGGAGTCACAGTTATAGGTCAAATAGATGCGGATGATATATCTCTTACAAATAGTTTAATAGTAGGTGGTAATTCAAATCTCAAGGGAAGCGTAACATTAGGAGATGCTATATCAGATAATGTTGTATTTAATTCAAAAGTAAATTCAAATATTCTACCAAATAGTGATTCCTCATTTGACTTAGGAAGTGAGACTTTAAGATGGAAAGAAGTATTTGCAGATAACCTTAATGGTGTAAATGTGAATATAGATGATTTATATGTGACAGGAATCGCAACCTTTAAAAATGATGTTGAATTTTGGGGAAATGCTGGAACTGCTAAGTCGGTTTATTGGGATAAATCTGCTGATGCTCTTAAATTTAATAATGATTCATTAGCTACGTTTGGAAATAATGAAGCATTAAAAATATATTATGGTAATTCTCCTTATGATCCAGGTGGAACAATCAAACACAGTTACATTCGAGATTCTGGAGATGGAGATATTG